TATGGTCGCCAGCATCCTCGGAGATGTGGCTGTGAGACGGCATTTCACTCGTGGTGAGTTTATGCGTTTCCTCGCCGCCGGTAGCCCCTGCGGTGAAGACTGTGCCGGTGGAAGCCGTGCCCTGTGCCACCAGCACGCGGCCTGCATCCATGGCCTCCCACGTCCCGCCGAAGAGCGTGGCCGGGGAAGTGCTGTCTGTAGATTCGTAGATGGAGCCCACGGGATGAGCGTCCAGTTTCGCCTGGGCGTACACCTTGGACAGGTCCGGAGTGGACAGCTTGATGGTCCTATTTTTGGCATCTGCAGAGAGAGCGATGAGTCCTTCCGCCGTGATGGTGAATGTGTCCTGGTGGCCGTTGGCCGTTACCGTCACATCGCCGATTTTGATGGCGGCAACACAGTTTTCATTCTTTGTGGCCCCTGCTTCGATTTCCTTCAGCTTCTGCTGCAGGGAAGGCGCCAGCTGCTGGGGGTATTCTTTGTAAGAGATGCTCTTCACCGAAGAGCCGTCTGTCACTGCGGTTCCCACAAAGAGCCTTACCTTGTGCTGCCATGCGGAGCCGGTCCAGACGTACATCTTGGATTCGAGCGTGGAGAACCAGCACAGGCCTGCGTCATTGGTTCCGGCGGATGGCGTGCTGTCCTGCTCCACCGGCGCGATGGTGGTGGAGCCGTAGGTCAGCGCTCCCGCGCCGGAGCGTTCGATGTAAAGATAACTGGTGTTATTGGCAGGCAGGGACCAGGCGGAAAGCTTGTCCCGCACCACTCCGATATAGTCAATGTTGCCGTTTTCCCCGCAGCCGTCGGCAAAGCTCATAATGACAGGCGTCACGGAGCCGTTGATAATCACTGCCAGCCCGTCGGAGGAAAGGAAATTCCACGCTCCGGAGAGCATGGCCGCCGAAAGTACCCGCTGGCGGCTTCCTCCCACTGCCCCGCTTGGCTGGGCATTCAGCGCCGCCACCAGGGAGAGGATTTCCTTCCGGTTCTTTTCCACGGCGGAGCGTGTCGAATCCCCCTGGGGCGTCACGTTCAAGGGGTAGGTTTCTGCATAATTCATTTAGGTTCACACCTCCGAATAAGTGTAGTCAAACTGCCGGATGGCCACGGAGCCTTTGGCAATGTAAATCTTTATCTGCAGGGAGCGGTTCGGGCCGCCGCCAATCTTCAGCAGCTTGGTAAACGATTCATTCGCCAGCGCCGTGTTGGCATCATAAAGCGGCCCCGTGTCATCATAGAGCCGCTTTTCAGAAACTTTGAACTGCAGGGCCTTGGCTTTTTTATTGGAAATTTCCACCGTGCCGTAGCCTGCGATTTTGTTCGACGTGACGAATGTATAATTCATCAGCAAAATGAATAATTTCTCAGCCAGCAGGTTCCCCGACGTGACTGCCGTTTCTATCTGCTGCCCGTCGTCCGTGTCGATAGCCTCGTCCAGGATGCCTATCTTGTTGCCGTAGGCAATGTACACGTCATGGTCAAGATTCTCCACGTCATGGAGAGGATGGGCGAGCGTCCTGGTGGTAAAAACGCCGCGGCCGTCGGCGTACCTCGGCAGGTAGTGGTAGATGAAAATGTACTCCGATTTCTCCGATGGCAGAATCCACATCTGCTTTCTGGTGGGCACGTACCACATGGCCGCTGTCTTATCCGTGATGCGGATGAGCTGGGCGTTGATATTGAGCCCCGTTTCCTCCGGCTGGATGTTGGCGTAGGTGTTCGTCGGCATGAAGGACATGAGCCCCGCATTGCCGATGTAGTACGAATGGTCATTCAAGGAAACCGAAGAACCGGCGCAGTACGCCGTTTCCGACAGCGGATAAACGGCCAGCGTTCCGGAATGCGGATTTCCTACCACCTGGTAGGCCCTGCCGTACTCTTTGTACACAATGATGGCCTTGGACAGGAAGGAAACGGAGATAATGCAGCCCTGGTCCTTATAGCCAACGTCTACGTACTGCGCAGATGCACTGTTGTTGCTGTCACTGGTCCAGCTTGTGTAGTCGCCGATGGCGCTCCAGTGCAGGCGGTGGTTCGAAGTTGACGCCGTTATCACAGAGCCGGAATTGGAGCTCACGAAATTGCAGGAATCCGGCGAATCCGTGACGGTCGTCAGGCTGTCTCCTGCCCCGCTCACGGCCTGCAGCTTGCCGCCGGAAGCCACCAGCACGTCGCCGCCGAAAGTAGTGTACCTCGGCCGGTCCGTGCCGGTCAGCGTCCCCAGCTCCGTGGCCGTCTTGTAGTCCTCGGTCTTGTACATTTTTCTGTCGGACGTGAAATACCAGCATTTCCTATTCACGTCGTAGTAGATAGAGGTGATGTCTTTATCGGCCGTGTACAGAATGCGGATGCCCGGAACCGTCTGGAGAGCCCCGTCAGTGCCGGAGTACTCGCAGTTATGGGCCTGCACAAGAGCCCTGATGTCTACCGCCTCGGCCGGTTTGCTCCAGTCGATGCCCAGAGGGAAGCCCTGGGTGCTGGCGGTCTGGAATACCTGTGCCATGTCATCACCTTGCCCTTGCGCCCCTGATGGCTTCCGTCAGCTGCTGGATGAAAGCATTGTCCGCATTGGCGAAATCAATCATGAGGGATTTTTTCTTAACCAAGTAAGAGACAATCTGCACCAGGGCGAAGGTGTACATCTCCGAAAAAGGCACCGCATCGTCCATGCTGGCAATGTGCGGCTTCTTGGTGGCATAGTACACGTCCGGTACAGTTTTCCCATCGTAGGTCTGGAATGTGCCGTTCTTCATGGTGATGGGATAGCCGGAAACCGGCATGAACTGGAGGAAATTGGTGGGGATGGCGTCATTGTTGGCCACATCCCGGCAGGCGGTCACCTCGGGGTCATGCATGGGTGCCAGCAGCATGGAGAGCGTGTCAATTGCCGTATTGATGTATGGAATGTATTCGGCCTCATCATCCAGGATTTCGTTCGTGTCAAGGTTTATAGTGGTAATCAACTCGTTCACGGTCATATCCCCAGTACCCCCTTCCTATCACCACATTGGAGCCGCCTTCAGAGCGGGCCTTTTCCGCAATCCAGTTTTCCCATTCCTGCATGAGCGCCGAAACATCAAGGTTGAGGATGCGGGTCACCATATAGTGCACCAGCATGGTCTCCTCAAAGTTGTCATGGCCGCTCTCATCATCCAGGTCCTTGTAGGAATCATCCGTTGCCTCGTCCGGCATGTACTTGCTGATGAGGTGACAGAGGAGCTGATTCCCCTCGTTGTAGTATTCGAGAAACTGGAAAGGCGTGTAATTGACGTGAGACGTGTCGCCCACCTGGATGTAAGCCCTGTTGATTAGCTGTTTGATGGTCATTGTTAGCGCCTCAAATCGTTTCAAATCGTTTCAAACGAAACGGGAGCGGCAAATCGCCACTCCCGAAACATTGAAACATATGAAATTACCGGAAATCAGTCTGCAGCGCCGCCGGTCATGACCTGGATGACGCCGTAGTCCTTACCGTTGAAAACAACCTTTTCGATGCCGGCATTGAAGGAAATGCCGTTGCCTTCACGGTTGCCGTAGTCGTCCACCTGTTTGATGGCATCCGGCTCACGGGTGACCGCATAGCAGGCCGCCTGCTGGCCCAGGAGAAGGTTATGCACCACGTTGGCGGAGGATGCTCCGGTCTTGGTGGTGGATACCCTTTCGTATTCGTAGAGCACCACGCCGTCGTATTCGCCCAGGGCGCCGGTAAAGATGGGGTTGCTGGAACCTCTCACGCCGGCATGTTCCTGCGCTTCCAGCCATGCCGCATCAGTCTTAAGGTCACGGGCCGCATAGGGGCCGATGAGCATGATGTACTTATCCTGGCCGTCAATCTTAATCGGCTTAACCTTCGGAGCGTGCAGCATGGCCTTGCGCTTAGCCTTGGAAATCATCGCACATGTCAGCTTATTATCCGCAGTGATGGAGGCTTCCGTGCCCATAACTTCGCCGGTCGTCGGGGAGGCGGTCAGTTTTTCGATGAGGGTATCATCTTTCCAGTCTGCCAGCCACTGCACCAGCGCAGACTTGATGAGCGGCAGGTTTTCATAGGGAGACTTATGGTCATCGCCCACATAACGAGCCACTGCGTTCCTTACCTGCTCGGTGGTCACGGAGAAATCGTACATGGTGAGGGTATCTTCGTTATTCACCAGGGTGCTGTTGCCGGTCACGCCGTCGCCGGTGAGGTTCATGGCAATACCAAAGGTCACCTTGTCACCTTTGGCACGCTTCAGGTCCTTGTTGGTCTGAATCGGCTTGGAGCCGTCGGTAGATGTGAATTTTTCGAAATAGGAGGCCTTATTGCCTTCTCTCCAAACTTTTGCCGCCCATACCTTCGGCACCAGGGCGGAAGGAATTGCAAATTCTTTAGCCATGATAGCTTACTTCCTTTCTGTATTAACCACAGTATTCATCAATTGCACGCTGAATGTCCTTCGGGAGGTCCTTTTCACGGCCTTCCCGCACGGCCCGGAGGATGTCCTCATTGGTCAGCTTCGGCTGTGCGGGGTTGGCGCCGGTGAGAGCCGCCGCCTTCGGGAGCCCTGCAGCCTGGGTGAGGGGGTTGGCTTCCGGAGCGGGAGCAGGAACCGGAGCCGGAGCGCCGTTTCCTGCCTGTGCGGAAGCCGGCGCGCTGGCGCCCTGCTGCATGGCCGCAACCACCTTATCGCGGAAGTCGCGGATAATCTTAAAATCCTTTTCCGTGCCAACGCCCTGATCAACTCGGTTGAAGGCTTCATCAATCACCCTCGCATCCATGCGCTTCATGTCATTGAGCATCTCATTGCCCTTCTGATAGATAGCCTGGATGTTAGGCGTGGCCATGATTTCCTGGGCGAACGCAACGTTCTGTGCCCTCACGGTCATGGCCTTCTGCACCTGAGCCTCCTGGTTGTAGGCAATGGCGCCCTGCATCCGGAGGAATTCATCATACTTTGCGGGGTCTGTAAACATCAAATCATCAACGTTCTGAAGGTTCATGCGGCGGGCCGCTTCCTGCTTGGCGTATTCGATAATCTGCTGCTTTGTCTGGGGAGGAACGGCCGGCATCTGCCCCTGCTGATTCTGTGCCTGCCTCATCTGTTCAAGCTGGGCCTTGAGCTGGTTGACTTCATCACCCATCGCCTTGCGGCGGGCTCTTTCTTCCGCCAGCGCCTTGCCCAGGTCTCCGTGGCCATCAGCACCATCCTGAGGTTTATCGACGTTCTGGTCGTCGGCTGGTGCCGGTGCCGGTGGTTCGTCCTGCGGCTTCGGCGCATCCGCAGCAGGTTCCGGAGTCGGCTGAGGTTCCGGCTGGCTGTCCGCCGGTGCCGGTGCAGGTTCATCCTGCTTCTTGTCCTGGTCTTCTGGCACGAAGCCCTTCAGGTCCTCCTCGGTAAAACCGAAATCTGCTGCGTTGCTCATGTCCTGGTCTTTTTCAAACATAATGTCCTCCTTTGCGGTTTAACGTCGTTCGCTGGACGCAATGTAGAGTGGTTTAACGGCGTCACTCGGGCCGAAGATACGGGCGGCTGGTTTAACGACATTAGCCGGGTCGAGGGTCCCGCATCGTGTTTACTGATTCATGGGAATGTTAGGCGGCAGTCCGGCAGGCATTCCCTGCGGCGCTGCCGGTGCGGCAATGGCCGGAACCGGCGCTTTCCCTTTGAGCGCCATTCTCTCCGCCATAATCTGCTGCGGCGAGATGCTCACGCCGATAGACTGCAGAGCCTGGGAAAGTGCTTCGGCCGGGAGCTGGTCCAGTGTACCGGATACTTTGACATCCGGCACCCTCGGGGCCTCCGCCTGCTGCTGCAGCCGCTTCTTGACGGCCTCTTTTTCGGGGAAGTCCATGAAGTCCAGGATGATATCCATCGGGATGTCCACCCCTGCCTTCTTGGCCTCCAGCAGCTGATAAAGGTTGGCCTGTCTTGCGGTGGCGCTGGCCGTGCTGGTGGTGATGACGATATCAAAGTCAAAGCACGACAGGTCATAGAGAACCTTTGCAACGGGGTCGCCGTCCGCATCCATCAGCGGCTGGCCGGTCATGGGGTTAATCTGCGGCTGTACCGTCATGGCCTGGCCCATGCCTGGCTCAATCTGAATGAATTCTTTCTTTCCATCTTCGCCCAGGATACGGAGAGCTTTTTCGTGATTAAAGAACTGAGGTATAAGTCCCGGCTCTCCCTTGTCGCCCCATAAGAGCTGTACAATCTGCAGCTCCGCATCCTTGGCGTGGTCGAAGATTTCCGCCGTCTGCACTGTGGTGACCGTCTGCCGTAGGTCGATGGCCTTGCCGCTCATCTGTCCCACGGAGCCGGAGAGGCTTTCCGGCGTCACGCCGGAAATGGAATAGAAATCAGCGCTTGACTGCTGCTCAAGCTCAATGTTTCCAACATCCTGGGCCGCCGGAAGGCCATCGGTAAACGTGAGGCCCGGCGGAAGGAAGATGTTGGCGCCCGGGGTAGTGGAGTGGTCTCGGATGTCCCGCTTAATCTTGGCATCTGCCTGCCCCTGCCAGTACCGCACGCCCAGGGCCTGCTGGTCAACGATGTGCATTCTCTGGGAGCGGTTCTTGTTGAGCTCCCTTTGAGGGTCCTTCAGGTCCCTCACAACGCCGGCAGGCTCCAGCCCGTCGTCCTTGTCGCTCTCCCATCCTGACTTGTAGCAGTACTGGGCCACAAGCGGGAATTTTCCGTGGCTGTATGGGCTCTCGCCTTCCTCCAGGAGCACCTCGCCGCAGAAGGTAGCAAAGCGGATATGCTCATCCGGCACGGTCATCGGCTGGCCACCGGCGGCCGCAAGAGCCATGTACTCCGGAGAGGTCGGGTCTGAGATGATTTCAGAGCCCGCCGTGAAAACCTTCTTGGTGCCGTACTGACGGTACCAGTACTGCACTACCCGAAGCTTTTTGAGTTCATTTGAGTACCACAGCGGCGTGGTTTCCACGGTCTCCAACTCGGTTTCGTCGTAGTCGTGGAACATGGTGCGGATTTCGTCGGCGTGTTCCGGATATACCTGGCACAGCTTATCCGGTGACTCCCATGAGTACCGGCCACAGAAAGCGGCGTCGGACAGGTCGTCCTTCGTGCTTTCCGGGTCGATAAACACATCAAAGGGGCTCACGTTTTCAATTTTGATTTCCCCATCCATCTTCTTGTAATTGAAGGCGTAGGATGTCCAGTAATAGCCAACGCCGCAGGTGATGGCGTCTCGGAATGCCCGCTTTTTGGCCTTCTGGTAGGACGCTTTATCAAAGACATACTTGGTGATGCCCTTGGCCACCCGGCTCACCCGGTCGTCCTCCTCGGAGCGGGGTAGGAAATCCGGCTCGGTCTCGTTTTGGGCAGCGTAGCCGCAAAGCAGATTGACGATAGGGCGGATTCGGTTGAGCGTGATGGCCGGTCTCTTCGCCCGGCGCATGTTGTTCAGGTCCGCATCGGTCCACTGCTTTCCGGCCACGAATTCATAATCCTGCTTAGCATAGTCCCGCCAGGTCTCCGACAGCCGGAGCGCTTCTTTTACCCGTTCCTTGGCGGCAGCAAAATCAAAGCCGCCCGCCTGCTGCTGAGGCAGGTCCTTTTCTTCTTCCAGTCCTGTCATGTCCTCACCTCATTCCACCATTTCGGAGCCGTACATCATGTCATACATCTGCCTGAGCTGCCAGTCAGGCATCTGCTCTACAAACGCCCGGAGCTCCTGGTCTGTGTATTTCCCCGGGATAATCACACCTTTATTCACATGTTCGCCTACCTCGCCCTTGAGGACCTTAAAAGCATAGTCCCGGAGGCCTTTTCGGCTCACAAACTTTATAGACGATAAATCAGCAATCACACGCCCCATGCTGTGCCTTCCTCCCTGTCCGGTCTGACTAATTTGTACTTATCAATGGCCCTCACTTCACCCTTTTCCGGCGTGATAGGCCGCGACATCAGAAAATAACGGAGAGAGTCATAAGCATGGTCCTCCTCTTCCGTGTCCACGTCCTCCACATGGTGCTTGTCGTAGGTCAGCGCCGGAAGCGTCCGGATGAGGTGGTGGCAGGAGGAAAAGATTTTAATCTTATGCTCTTTAAGCCTCATGTGCACCTGCATCAGCCCCGCCATACGGTCATTGTCTGCGGGCACCCATGGCACGCCCTCACCTGCAAAGATTTCGGCAATGGTGGGCCCATCGTGGCCGGTGCGCTGCCAGATAGCAGGGTCCGCAATGCCAAAGGCTCCCGCCAGATGCTTGACCTTCTGGGCCACCTCCCGGGCGGTCTCCTGCGTGCCAGTGTTGACCGTTCCCGGCTTGCAGCCGTACCACTCGCCGATGACATACACAACGCCGTCATAGTCGGTAGCGTACTCATAGATAGCGTAGGGCTTGGTATATCCCCAGTCCATCGAGCGGTACCGTGGCCAGTCGGCCGGTATCGGAAATGGGTGGACAACGTGCTCATCATTCCGGAATTCTTCGAAGACCTGCCCCTCAAAGATATTCCAATCCCCGTCTCGGTAGGCCTTGCGTAGCTTCTCCGGCAGCGTGTCCAGCTGCGCCTTGTATGCTTCTGAGATGTGCGGGTTATCGTCCACGGTCGCCGGCACGAAAGCCACCTGAGAAGCAAAGGCCTGCATTTCCGGCGGCATGTTGCGGTCTATAAATAGGTTTTTAACCCACATATGGCCACGGCCGCCCGGGTTGGTAGCAGCGATAAACTTGGTATCATTAATTCCCACCCAGCGGAGGCGCATCCGCAGAAAGTCAAAAACACTCTGATCGTTAAGTGTCAGCTCATCAATAGCTATGGCCGCGAACTCGGAGGATAGGTATTTTGACGGTTTATCAAGGTTACGAAAGCAGATGACGCCCCCGCCAAGGCTGTCCGCCAGGATAAAATCATGGTCCGTCTCTCTGTACTTTCCCAACCACTCGGGAAACTCCATCCGAATCTTGGATAGCTGGCGGTCCTTCAGGGAGGGGTAGTCCTCACAAAAGAGGCCTACGCGAATCCCTTTGATTCCCGTGTGCTTGTACCAGGTCAGCAGGAGATACACCAGCTCCCAGCGAAGGATGTACGATTTCCCGCCTCCTGCCGCGCCGCCGTAGAGGATATAGGTGTTATCTTTGACGGTCTGCATAAAGCTCCGCTGCCTGGGCGTCGGCTTAATGAGGTCGTTGATGAGGTTAATCCTGCGCGTCGATGTCATCATCTACCTCCAAAGTAACAGACAGGCCGCCGGAAACTTCCGTCTTATCAACGGGCTTGTATCCGGCTCTGTCCATAATGTCCTTAGCCGCCGCCAGCCTGTCCCGGTCGTCCGCCTGCGGATTCGTGGCAATGCTGAGGATGGCGTCATATGCTTTTACGGCACCGGCGGCCATCCTGGTGCGCAGATTTCCATATATGTCTGCTTTGTATTCTTCCATAAGTTTTTTGACTTTATCATTTTTCATCAGGCGGCTGCCCTGCATGTAAGCGCTTCGCGGGCTGTACCCGGCATTGATAGCAGCCTGCGTCTGGTTACCGCCGCAATTAAAATATTCGATTACAAATTTCCGGTACCTGTCTTCGGCTGCCATGGCATTCACCGCCTTTCGAAAAATAGGTAATAGAAAACCACACGCCGCTGAACGTGTGGTTTTTCTATTCCGTGAGAAATCGAATCCCTGTTCCCGATTTCCTACACTAGCATTATAGCAGATACAAAAGTCTCATTTAGTCCCCACTTTGCTTTGGTGGGGATTTTTCTGCTTTTTGCTCCTCCTTCGGCCTGGGCGTCAAGGCCTCCGCAATGAGGCGGATGGCCTGTTTATGCCGCCTAAACCCTTCGGAACGCTCGATATGGTGGGCCCGGAAAATGGCTTTCCAGGGGAGATTCCTGAGATAGCGGTCTATCATGATGGCCTCCTTATCCGGGTCGTTGAGCTCTCGGATAACGCGGATAGCGTCGGCTTTGAAGCACTGGAGCTCCCATAGCCGCATTTCCAGCTCCCGCACGCAGTCATCTTTTTCTGCGTGGATCCGCATCACTACGTCCGCCAGGTCGGAGGACGTTCCGCCGGAAATGTGGGGCTTACTGTAGTCTATGGCTTTCGCCGCCGCGAGGTCCTCTTCTATGTGGTCACGCTCGTAGACGATGGAGTTATAGAGATTCTGGCAGCGGCGCACTTTGTCAAAAAACAGTTTGACCTCTTGTTCAGTCATTGGCTACCCTCTCTCTTTCGGCCTGGGTGCCAGTTTAGCCGCCGGGACCATGGATCTAAAAACGCGCCCGGTGTAGACGTCTCTAATTGCCAGGTCGTCAGCAAGCTCAAAGCCGTTTCCCCGCAGGTAGAAGCGCACCGCCTTCAGGCAGGCGAATGCATCAGCCGCCTTCTTTTCGTCTTTGAGTTTTCGGGCTTCTTTTCTGAAAACGCCAAGCACCTCTGCGAATGTCGGATCAGGACGACTTGCAACGCTTTTCTTCATTCCGTGCTTTCCCATTTTCCCCTCCTAAGCCTTGTACTCATCCACCTGGACCATGAGGCCCGGGTTGACGCCATAAACTTTGATAATGCCCATTTTCACAACCTGCCGATCATCTTCATAAGCCAGGCCGTTCAGGGCATCAAGCACAACTTTCAAAATGTTGTCGCCGTCCGGCTTGGTTGTCGGGACGATAAGCCCCGCAAGGGCTTCTTTCTTTTTCCGCTTGCTCCAGGATTGGGGAATGGGATACTGGGCCTGGATTCTCACGCAGGCGTAGCAGTCGGATGGGAGTTTCTTCCATTTCCCCTGGCATTCCTGGAAAGACTGCCGGATACGTTTCTCATAGTCTGCCGTGTTTTTTGGGGTATAGGCCGTGTGAGATTTTTGCGAAAATCGTGGCCGTGCTTTCCCCTGCGGCTTTCCTTCAACGAAAAAGTACAACTACATGCCCCCTCTCGCTCCGAAGCGTTTAAGGGCCCTTTTAAGCGATTTTTGATTATCCTCGCCCATTCGTTCATAACATGAGCGGGCATCGTTGCACTTTCTGACAAGCTGCCCGAACTCATCCACCACCCAATGGCCTTCTCCCTTCCGGAGAGGGCGGCCGCAGTAAGCGCAGTTTCCTTCCGGCGGCATGGCCATGCGTCCGTCATAGTAAGGCTTGACCGGCTTGGCCGTCACGCGGGGCTCCCGCCTTTCCGGCGGAGGTCCCACCCTGCCATGGGGTTCCAGGTCCTTCACGGAGAGCTCCTCCGGCTTCTCCGGAAGGGTCTCCCTGGGATGGAGCTCACTCATGAGCGAGCTGGCCCAGGAGCCGTCATCACGGTTCCCATGCCTACGATTAAACTTTCGCACTCCGTTTCTTCTGCCCATCTTCTGCCTCCTGTTCTGGCTTTTCATTCCGCAGCACAACGCACTCCCTGCAAAACTTTGCATTCTCTTCACGGAGCTTTTTCAGCTCGGCCACCAGCTGGCGGCTGGCTTCCTTCTGCTTCTCCAGCCTGTCGCGAAGGATAGCCTCATGGATGTCATGGTTCCAGATAGTGTCCTCGGCCTGGCTGGCCTCCCTCATGGCTCCCAGGAGGGCCGCAATGATAAAGCAGATGATGACCACCAGCGCGATGCACGCAATGAGCTCTTTCTCCGTCATACTTCAAACCCCCATTTCTCTTTAATCCCTGCCGCCGTGTAGAGCATTTCGCACGGGAAAAAATCATACTCCACCTTCTACCCGCCTTTAGCCTCATGCCTGCATGTGGCCGCCGTGGGATAGATGGTGTCAATGGTGTACTCCTCGCATTTCGTAGGTGTGCGAAGGGAATGGTTTCCGTAAAATTTCGGCACATAAATCTTCATGCCCTTTTCTTTCTTGAGATTTCTCCATTCTTCCTTTGTCATGGTGCCCTCCTGTCAAAATGGGATGTCCTCATCCTTTTCATTCGGCCCATGCATCACACCTGTTGGATTTCCCTCCTGCTGGTTGGCATAGTCCGAAAAACTGGGCTGTTCCATGGGCGGAGGCGTCGGATTCCCGAAGCGGGAGAAGTTACCACGGTCCTGCGGCTGGCCCTGCTGCTGATTCTTTGGCCCACCCCACTGACCATTGCCCTGGCTGTTTCCCTGGCCGCCATTGGCGTAGGGGCTTCCATCAAGGCATATGGCCACCAGGTCCGCCACCACCTGGGTGAAATACTTCTTTCCCTGTGGGCTCTCATAGCTTGAGGAGGAGTAGCGGCCCCTTACCATTACGCGGGCGCCCTTCTGGAGGTTACTGCCGCATGATTCTGCCAGCGGTCCCCATACCTGGACGCTCACCCAGTCCGTACGCTCCTGGTCCTTTACTTTGTAGGAGCAGGCCACGGAGAGGCGGCAGTAAGGTTTTCCGCTCTGGGTGTACTTCAGGTCCGGGTCACGGCCCAGGCGGCCGCTGATAAAGCACTGGTTGTCATTCATCATGGCCGCTCTCCTCCTTGGCAAACGACTTTTCACAAATCGCTTTGGCAATTTTCATTGCCCAATCCGCCCTCGTTGGGTCATCGTAAAGGCGGCGTTCGACAACCATCACCATCCCGACAGCCAGCAATGTAAAGCAGTCGCGGCATAAGCAGACTGTGCTTTCACTAGTTTTCTCCTCGTTTGAGACTCTGATGGCGACAACATCTTTATGGCTCCCGCAAGCATCGCAGCCTTTATGTTTCAATGCGTCTGTTGCAAAATCAACTTCAATCATTTCTATCCTCCTCCTTCTTTGCAAAATACTCTTTCAGAAAGTCCATATACTGCGCCGCTTTGGCCAGGTCCGTCTCCAGCGTGCCCTTCTTGGGATACCTGTAGAGATACTTGATGATGTTGCCCATGTAGTAAGCTTCGATTCCGGAGAGCCCGGTAACCATGGTCTCAATCACATCTTTGCATTCCACGCCCTTCCACGTGTAGTGGTCGGGATGGTGGATTTCGTCGGCATAGATAAAATTCCGCATTTCCTTTTCAATCTCCTTTTCTTCCCGGCTGTAGGGAGTACTTGCAGGGACGGCCATGGCCATCAGCTGGCCTCCCTTGCCGCGAAACCGTTTCAGCCGCACACCCTCGAAGGTCATTGAGTGCCTCGGGATTTCTTCGTCTTTAATCTCATGTCTCATTTCTTCCATGACTGCCTCCTTCAGATTCGATGATGTCCGGAAAGCTTGTTTCTGGCTCGGGTATATTGTCTCAGTCGTACTCGGGCGGTAGATGAAATTCCGAAATCAAACCATCTATCTATTATGAACATCTGATTCCAATGGTCCATGTTCAAGCGGTTGTAGCCTTTGGGGAAGAGAAGCCGAAACCACATTTTCCGCCTCCGTTTATTCCTCATCTGTGGGCCTCCTTCAGATAAGGGCATTCCTTCATGTCGATGATGATGTTTACTGCGTCTTTCTGGGCCTTCATCTGCTCGAAAATCCAATCTAGTGCCTCATTAGTTTTTCCTTTGGATTCGAAAAATTCCGATATTCTTGCATTATAATCTCTGAATCCGGCCGTAATTTCGTTACCATCGGCATATAAATGCACCGGGTTTATACTTATTCCACCAAAAACGTCCCTTACGATGATCATCCTTTTCCTCCTTCCAGGGCCATGCTCCCGGAGAGGGAAGCAATAAAGCCCTTTACCTTGCCGTCCTGCAGGAGCGCCCTGTTGTGGCGCTCTTCCTTACGGGATTCCTGCAGCATGGCGTACATTTTCATAAACTGGCCCCGAAGGACGCCGGTCTCATCCGCCGGAGAGGAACAGATTTCTTTCCATCCCATCCGCCGGACCACCTCCGCCGCCGTGGGGTCCCTGATTTTCGGCTTTCCATAATAGCCGGTGCGGGAGATTTCCCGCACCACTTCTCCCCATCCCCTGCCGGCGTCCGGCGGCTCTTCGCCCTGGGCGGCCTTGTAAAGGGCCTCTGCACGGCTCCGGATTTCCGCCACCGTCGGGAGAAAGGCCGATTCTTTGATGATGGCTTCGATAGCCTTCACCAGGACGGGCTCCGGAATGTCCTGCGTCATCAGCAGGTACAGCCTTGCCTGCTGGTCCGTAAACTTGGGCCATGCCGCCTTAAGCATCCCAATGGCTATTGTCTGTGGGGAGAGAATTTTTGAATTGTTCGAGTCCATCTATAAAATCCTCCATGTTTTGACTATTCTGCGGAGCGGCCCGCGGGGTCTGCGCCTCTTTCAAGGTGTAGAACCCCTGCCATCCGCGTTTAATACTCTGCAATACGATGGCCACCATCTGCCGCTCATCGCCGCCGGAAAGCTTCTGCAGGTCTTTGAGGTTGAGCTCAGCCGCCTTTTCTGTCAGCGGCTTTTTCATCCGCTTCCTCATCTCCTGCCATTCCTTGAGCGCTGAGAGCAGTTCCTGGTTGTCACCGGAAAACTTCTCGAAGAGGGGAACCACCCCGCCCTTTCCCCCTTTGGGGGGTAGGGGGGTATATTCTTCCCTTCTTATATTTCTTACATTCTTCCTTTCTTTTTTATTGGTAGGGTCTGCTTGGGGTCTGCTTAGGGGCTCCATGGGGTCTGCTTGGGGTCTGCTTAGGGGCTCCTTTGGGGTCTGCTCTCCATCATATAACTGATATTTACGCCAATTTACGATATGAATGAGCACTCCCCTATGGGTCCGCTTTAGGGTCCAAAACCCCATTTTTTCAAATCTAACTAGTGCCTTGCGCACAACATCGCGGCTCACATCATCACCGGCCCGGCGGGCCAGCTCGTAGGCGCTTATAAAAACCTCCCCGGGCTGGATTGTGAATTCATGGCCCAACACATCCCACTTCTTCGGCGTCCAGGCAGCCAGGAACATGACAGTCAGGAGCACCTTCACCTGCGGGCCTGTGGAGTTGACGAAAATAGGATCGTCCACCATCTTGCGATATAGCTTTATCCAGTTACCTTCTGCCATGTCCGCGGCTCCTTAGTCCTTGGGAAATGAATGGAAAGGGATGACCTCTGCATGAGGCGTTTTGTTTTCCTCCTTCATCTCGTTCTCCATCTCCCGAATCTGGGGGCTGATGGTTTTCAAAATGCTGGAGCAGAGAATTTCCCAAACTTTTCTTCCTTCAGAATCCTCCTTTAGCATTTTAGAAACGCAATCATCCATGAAAAAAGTCGCAAGGAGAAGCCGGGAAAGTGCGGGTCTTGTCCTGGATGAAATGCGAATAGTTCCATGAGTGCCGCCTTCATTTGCCAGGATGACCACATTGTCGAAGCCTGCGTTAGAAAGGATGTTTTTGCAGTTTTCCACAACTTCTGCCTTTTCATTGTCGGTCAATTTTTTTACAGTCATTTCTTATCCTCCTTCTGTTCGCTCTTCGGTTCCTCTTCCGGAGCGGCCTCAGGCTCGTTGTCGATGGTGGTGTACATTTCATTCGGCTCATCAGCCATGTTTTCAGTGATTGTAGACTTCACGGTTCCATCTGTGGAAACCGCTTTCACGAACTCAGTCCTCAATGGCGCGTACTTCAGGACTTTCTTCAAAACGGTCTTTTTGGCCATTTCGTCGAAGTCTGTCTGCCACGGACCATTACGGTAAGCCTTGGATTTCTTCATGGCAAACTTTTCTACATCTTCACGGCTCATGACCTCGAACCCTACGCCGCCGTTCTTGAGTTTAAGCACGGCGTAATACCATACAACCGGGCCCCGGTCTGCCTTGGCGGGGACATGACGGAGCTTCGGGTCAAGCCCGTACTCGTACTCAAAAACATCATTCTCGTGCACCTCGTGGGCCTGAATGGAGCTAACTTCGCCAGAGCGGTAAGCCAAGTCAATGAGCCCTCTATAGCCAAGCTGAAACTGACAAACGTTCCCGTATGGAATGAGGTAGGCTTGCCCAAGCGGGGTGTTAGGTTCCAAACCGAGCTGTGCGGCCTGCATCATAGCGCCAATGAAACTCATGGGTGTGCATGCCTGCAGTTTCGGCGTAGAAGAAAGAGCCGTATTAACCATGCGCGCGAAGCGCTCCGGTGTAATTACTGAGGGGAGTGCCTTCTTGATCTGCGGCTCCATGGCCTTGATCAACCCCTGCATGGTCGTTTTAGCTTCTCCATTCTGAAGCCCTGTTTTTCTTTCTGTAAGTCCGCCTTTTACGTTCATAATCTTTTTCTCCTTTCAAGACATTCCGGTAAGACGCCCAGACGAAGGCGTCACCGGACTTAATTAAAATTGCTTTATCAAAAAACCCGTGAATAATGTCTATTGCCGTTCCATTAAGTCTCCTGGCCGGCCAATGCACCAGGTCGCCGATGCGGAGTTCCTCGAATTCAGCGTCAGTCATTTTTCTTTAATGCTGAACCGCCGGGAAGGCTTGCCGTAAGAAATGAACCCCTTGTCTTCGAGAAGCCGGTAAATGTCCGGCGCACTCTTTTTCACTTTCGCCAGCGGCACCGATGCACGGCCGGAGGTTGATTTCCAGATTACCCGGAAGCGGTCGGTTGAGCCTTCCTCGGCATCGCCCAAGAGCTCTTTGAGTTTGTTCTCTTTGAGTGAAATCTGATTCTTGAGCGAATCCAGGATGGACTTATCATCCTCAAGAGACTGAATAACACTTTCGGCCTCAGAGGGGAGCAGGATTGATTCACCGCCGCCCTTGAATCTTTCCGAGAGGGCCGCCGCGCAGCTGGCGCTCCCGTCCACCGGGGGCGGGGTATTCGCTTCTACCAGATGCCAGAAATCCGACTCCGCCTGGATGAGGGCCTTGATGTCTTCCTCATTGCGCTCCACTGTTTTGTAGAGCGACTCATTTCCGCCGATGAGTACGGCGATATACCACCGGTCGGCGCCGGTTACTGCCAGGTAGTGGAGACACTGGCAATAATAGGCGTCGGGGATTTCGTCCCCTTTCCACTTCTTCGCCTGGGAGACGCCGGCGGTCTTGATTTCAAGGCCCGCCTCTTCTCCCATCACCGCCCTGTCTACATTGGCGATCATGAACGGATGGGCCCGGCTCCGAAGGGTGCCGAGCTTCCTCACTTTCTTCCCGGTGTCTTCTTCGAACCAGTCGGCGATGTTGGCTTCGTTTTTGTGGCCCCAGTAAATGTACTGGTTGCCCGACAGGTCCGGCGCTTCTGCCTGGCCAGTTTTTTCCAGCCAGAGCTGGTATGGGGATTTGTAGGGGTTGAGTCCAACAATGACGGAGGCGTCACTGCCTCCAATGCCCGCGTTGCGGGTTTCTAACCATTTCTGATGGTCTGTCTCTGCTTCATGGCAGGATAAAATCAAATCACAGCCTCTGTATGCCATATTCTTTCTCCTCTCCAAGTTCTTTTCTCGCAAGATATGCGCCAAGCTCTGTCCGAATGTCGCTTCTTACTCTTCTAATGCGTCCTTCATACAGCGTGTTCCTCGAGATGGTTCCCAATGCAAGCACGGCATCCAGTGTTTTTATTGCTTTGACTGCTTCTTTTTTCTCCTGTTCGTTGCTAATCATGCTTTTCCTCCTGTTTCTGTGATACAATGAGGGCGGATGATAAAATGAATGAACGCATCCACCCCTTTGGCCTCTGACGTCTAGCACACATCAGAGGCCTTTTCTTTTCGCTTCTTTGATGGGGCAGTCTCTCGGCGTGGTAGCCGGGATTTCCCCGTCTTCCCTCATCCGGGTGTGCATGGCCTGACAGATGTACACCCGGTGCCCGTTTTCGACGCCCTCCATGCGGTGGCAAAACAGGCAATTCCGGCACCGCAGAAGCTTCATTTCCGGGAGCTTTGGGCAAAGCCCAAGGCCACCATCATCAAAAGCGAGGCGCTGGCGCTTGCCAGCCATGGGGCAGATGCTTTCAAACTGGCACTTTTCGCAGTCCGTAGATGTTTTCATACTTTTTCACCTCCCTTCACAGGCTTCACATGGATCACAATCAGCTGCCCGGGCTGAAGGTGCGCAGGATCATTGATGTGGTTTTCCTGCATAGTCCGGTAAACCAGCTCTTCCATGCAGTCCTCATCGCTCGCCACCTTGGCGCAGAGGCTCCAGATGGTGTCTCCTGCCTCTGCCTCCGTGCGGTACTCAATGAGCTCCGCCGGAGGCTCATAAGCCCAGGCACCGGCAGCGATGGCCGCCGGAATGGCCAGCATGGCCATGATTTTCTTCAATTTAATCCTCCTCATCATCAGGGTCTCCCTCCTTCGTTTCGTAGTATTTGCCGTGAAGAGCGGTTTCCGTGATATCCGCCGCCATCTTCAGAGGGCTGTCACATTCAACGCGTGCCATCTGGTAGGTGCCATTGTTGTGGTCTATAATGACATAATCATTTTTGTCGATGAGCTCGATGCGGTAATTGCCGGTGGCGAGTCGGATTACATACTCCAGCTCCCTCATCATGATGTTGCGCTGTGCATCTTTCATGCTATTCCTCCTCCCTGGCGCCGCGCTTCCTCCGCAATGGTGCGAAGAGCCCCGCGGAGCCGCTCAATCTCTGCATCCTTCTGGCGGATGGCTTCCTCCAGCCTCCGGACAGATGCTACGGTGCAGGTCTCCGCTCCTTCCCGAAGGATGGCGTACACCTCGCTCCGGCTGTAGCGGATTCCTGGAACCCTTAACCGCCTCAGAATGCCGTCCTGTTCCATTTTCCTGACAGAATCAGGAGAAATCCCGAAGAGGTTGGCCACCTCGGCAGTAGAAAAAGTCCTGCAGGCCATTTTTCCACCTCCTTAAGCACTAAGAAATTTGTTGATGAAATAGGTCTGACCTCTTCCTGTGACTTTCGGTGTTTTGGTAATGATATTTGCGCCGCTTCCATTCACATAGGAGCCTTCCTTAATCTCGAACAGTCCCAGCTCCATAGCCATCTGTGTAGGCATGTTGTAATCGGTCCCCTGGCGCTTAATGAGATACCCATGCTCGCGAAGCCATGCGAAAAGGCGCCGCTGACCAATTTCTACACCGTTCCCACGGAGGATCTTCGCCAGCTCCCCCACCAGGATAGAGGTGTGGCTTGCAGAGACGGCATCCGCAAAGAGTACTTTCGGCTTTGCGGCCTCTACCTGCTTCTCCGCCTCTAAGCGTTTCGCCTTCTCTTCTTTCAGCTGGGTGGCCAGACGAATCAAGAAGTCCGGCTCTGTGATGGCCCGTTCCAGCGCCTGGTCTGTCATGTACGCACCGTGCCGCCGGATAGCAGGAAGAACCTCATCTGCCAGCACAGCCTGAAACTTCTGTGCCGCCTCATTGCTGGCCTTGAATCCCAGCCGGTACACCATGTTTTCCGGGAGAAAATCATCTTTCCCAACATGTTGGGAAAATCCAAATCCGCGAAGGTATCCATTTACGGTTTCCCATCTGACGTATTCAACACCACTCTTTTCTTGTGTGAATCCAAGTCCTCTTGCTACATCTTCGGCATTCAGATAGGCCGTGGCAGTCTGGTTGTCCATGTAACAATGAACATTTCGGATATTCAGGATTTCATTCATGTTTCTCTTCTCCTTTTTGACACTAAACGTGCCATTGATTCATAAAAAAAATACACTGTACCGAAAGCTTGTAGTAATTAGCTATCCGGATTTTGATTTCATCCCGCGGAATGCGGAAGCCGTTTTCGTACATAGAGAGTGCGGATACAGAGATATTACAGGCTTTCGCCACATTCTCTCTTGGCGTTTCTCCGCGAAGTTCTCTAAGACGTTGCCCGATTTCCCTCGGCGTCGGCATAACTCTTTCCTCCTTTCTATGGCACGTTTCGTGTCATGTATAAAGCATAGCACTTAACACGTTGCGTGTCAACACGTTTCGTGTTAAAATGTGGGCAGATAATTCAAATTAAGAAACGGAAGGGGAGAAAAATGAAATTCAATGACAGATTAAGAGAACTGAGAAAAGGGAAGGGTCTCACCCAAGACGAATTTTCAAAGCAGTCCGGGCTTACCAGAAGCGCCATCAGCATGTATGAGAGAGGGGAGCGGGAGCCTAACTTTGAAACCCTGGAAAAATTGGCCGATTTCTTCAATGTGGATATGAATTACTTGCTGGGAAAATCAGACAAGACGACCTACATCCCCAAAGGCGCCTTTATCCCGAAATGGAAGCGCGTACCCATGATGGGATATGCTGCAGCAGGAAGCCCCTTGGAAGACTTAAACCAGGATACCCCGTATATCAACGTAGACGGGAAGTATGATGTGGATTTCTGCATCACCGTCCGTGGCGACAGCATGGTGGACCTTGGCATCAATGACGGTGATATAGTCTTCGTGAAATCTACCCCCACTGTAGAAAATGGGCAGGTAGCTGTGGTTGAAATAGACAACGAGAAAATCTGCCTCAAGCGTTTTTATAAATCCGGCGATACAGTCACCCTGGTGTCTGCGAACCCGAAGTATGCGCCCATGGTATTTAATCAGTCCAACTGTGAAAATATCCGCATTCTGGGCAGGGCAGTGCTTAAGCAGGGAGAAATAAAGTAATTTTATAGAGAAAGCGCGATTGGAAATGAATTATTCAATGCTTTCGGCGCTCCGATAGTCAGAGAAAAGGGAGGATAACATTATGAAAAAGCTTTTGGTTAGAAGAATCGTATTAGCCGTTATTTTCGTCTTTGCTTCTCTTTTATCAAGCATTTCCTATGCGGCAGAAGGAGTGATAGCGT